TGCAGCAGACGAGGCGCAAAAAGCCGCCGTTGACGCAAACCAAAAGCGTGCAACCGAAATTTTGTCAAGCGTGCGAAAAGCCGGGCTTGAAATTTCTTTTGCCGAAGAGCTTATTGCCGGTGAAGCTTCACTTGAAGAGGCTCGCGGAAAGATTATTGACAAGCTTGCCGAGAAAACCCCCGCGGTTGACTCGCGCAATCCGACTGTTACCATTGTGAGCGACGAAATCGACACAATGAAGCGCGGAATGGAAAGCGCATTGCTTCACCGTTTTGACTCTTCCAAATATAAACTCGAAGGAAATGCCCGCGAGTTTTCTGGAATGAGCTTGCGCGAAATGGCAAAAGAGGCTCTTGAAAAGCGCGGCATGAAAGTGCGCGGCCTTTCGGTTTCCGAGCTTGCAACTCGTGCGTTTCACTCGACAAGTGATTTCCCTGAAATTCTTGCCAACGTAGCAAACAAATCTTTGCGCGATGGCTATGAAGAGGCGCCCGCAACTTACGCACCAATCGTGCGCGAAGTTGAAGTTGCCGACTTCAAACAAATCTCTCGCACACAACTTGGCGACTATCCGCAACTTGAAAAAGTTGGTGAGTCGGGCGAGTTTAAGCGTGGAAGCGTAAGCGAAGCCGCTGAAAAATACCAAGTTGAAACATACGGCAAAGTTGTTGCGGTAACTCGTCAAGTTATCGTTAACGACGACATGGCCGCTTTCACTCGGTTGCCAATGATGGCCGGTATTGCTGCAAGAAATCTTATTTCCGACAAGGTTTGGGATATTATTAACAGCAACCCGCTCATGGGCGACGGTATCGCGTTGTTTCAACTAGCAAGCCATAAAAACTTGCAAGCCGGTGCCGCTGCAATTAAAGACGGGTTGAGTGCAATGCGCGCCGCTATGAAAAAGCAAGTTGGCCTTGACGGGCAGCTTTTGAATATCATGCCGCGCTTCTTGATCGTACCAACCGAGCGTGAAACCGAAGCCGAAGGCTTGGTGAGCTCGCTTGTTGTGCCGCAAACAACGGACAACGCAACTCCGAGCGCGTTTGCTCGCACGCTGCAAATCATTTCGGAGCCGCGTCTTTTGGCCGCTCCGTATTATTTGGCCGCTGGCATTGGGCAAATTGATATAATCGAGCTTGCTTACCTACAAGGGCAACGTGGCGTTTTCCTAGAAACCCGCATGGGCTTCGACGTTGACGGCATGGAATTGAAAGCGCGCCTTGACTTCGGGACAAAAGCAATCGACTTCCGTGGATTGCAGAAAAACCCCGGCGTTTAATAACTGAAATTTAACGCCCCTCGTTTTCGAGGGGCAAAACTTTAAAGGGAGAAATTGAAAATGAAAAATTACGTGCAACCTGGGGAATATATCGAGGTGACACTTGCCGCCGCCGCTGTAAGCGGGCAGGGGATGCTTGTGGGCTCAATGTTTGGTATCGCTGCAAAGAGCGGCGCAATCGGTGAGCTTGTTAACTTGGCGCTCGAAGGTGTTTTTGAGCACGCGAAAGAGGCGGAAGCCTTGGCCGTTGGCGACCTTGTTTATTGGAATGATACAAACAAAACTTTGACGACAACCGTTGGCACTAACAAGTTGATTGGTGTTGCAGTAAAAGCAAATTTGATCGGCGATGCTACCGGCACCGTGCGACTCAATAGTGCTTTCATTGCTTAAAAAAACTTTTCTTGGTAGGGGAAGGGCGGGGCGGTTTTCCGCTTCGCCTTTTTTATTTTTATGAGTTGGCAAGAAATGGCCGATAGCGTAATGAAAAAGTGCGTCGACACTTTTACAACCGAGGCGACTTACACGCCCCTGGTAGGCGCGCCCGTTGTAATCAACACGGTTTTCAACGACCCGTATCAAGAGGGAATTTTGCTCGACGGCGCACCCTTTCAAACGCGCCTTTACCGCTTGGGGGTGCGCAAGCTTGACTTGGCGGCTTACCCTTCGGTGAAGGATAAAGTTACCATTGGCGCAACCACGTATCGCGTGCAGGACGTTCAACCGGACGGCGACGCGGGTTACGTTCTTTTATTGCATAAGGATGTATGAGCGACCGCAAAGATATACGCGAAAAAGTTTTTGATATTCTTTCGACCCCTGCAATTACGGGCGTTGCGAGCGTTTTTAAAAATCGGCAAGCCCGGCTCGCGCCTGAAGAGCTCCCGGCAATCATTATTTACACGAAATCCGAAAGCGCCGAAATTTCCAACGTGGCCCCGCGCGAGTATAAGCGCACCATGAAAATGGCCGTTGACGTTGCCAAAATTGACGTGAGCACCGTGTTAACCGACGACTTTCTTGACGATGCCGCCGAGGAAATTGAGCAAAGGCTTTTCCAAAACGAAACACTTGACGGCCTTGCAAGCGACTTATTTTTAAGCGATACTGAAATTGACTTTATTACGGATGCGGAAAACGAAATTGGTTTGCTTCGATTGACTTTTGACGTGATTTACTACACGAAAGCACCAATCGAGCAACCGGGGCTCGAAGCGTTTGAAAGATATGAGGCCGAAATTAGGTTGCCGACGGCAACGGACGACACGCCAAAAGATATTGACCAAACGGAATTGCCGCAAGTTTAAGAGGGGGCGAAATGATTAAATTGGTACCACAAGACGGCGCAAGAGTGCGCGACCCAAAATCGAAATTGATTGTTGGCCCCGAGGGTGTGGAAATCGCCAAGCTTTCAACGTATTGGTTTAAAAGATTGCAAGAGGGCTCAATGATTGAAGCCCCAAAAGAAAAGCAAAAAGAAAAAGAAAAAGTTTCAACAAAAGTTTCAAAAGATAAAGGGGAGAAATAAACCATGAGCATTAGCTTTAACCAAATTCCTGCAAACAATAGATTGCCATTTGTTTTCGTCGAGTTTAACAACACAAATGCAATTCAAGGCACCGGCCTAAAGGCATACAAAGCTTTGATGCTTGGGCAAAAACTTTCCGGGGGCTCTGCAACCGCCGACGTGCCCGTGAGACTTACAAGCGCGGCTCAAGCAATCGCACTTTTTGGCGACGGCTCAATGCTTCACCATATGTTACAAAAATGGTTTGCCAACAATAAAACAACCGAGCTTTGGGTTATCCCACAAGCGGACAACGGCGCAGGTGTTGCCGCCGCGGGCTCGCTTACTTTCACCGGCCCCGCAACCGCCGCCGGTGCAATCAATCTTTACGTTGCCGGTCGCAAAATTTCCGTGGCCGTTGCTTCGGGTGATACCCCGACCGCGATTGCCCTTGCAGTTTCCAATGCAATCAATGCCAAGCCCGAGCTTGGGTTGACCGCGACACCAACCGCCGGGGTTGTTGACGTGGATTACGTGCACAAGGGGCTCGTGGGCAACGAAATTGATATGCGCGTGAATTATTTTGACGGCGAAGCATTGCCGGGCGGGGTAGGCTTGACGATTGTGCAACTTACCGGCGGCACGCTTAACCCCGTGTTGACCGCTACAATTGCGGGCATGGGCGAAACACAATACGACGTTATTGCTTCACCTTACACCGATGCGCAAAGCCTTTCCGATATTGAAGCCGAAATGGTTTCTCGATTCGGCCCCACAAGGCAAATCGACGGCGTGGTTTTCTCCGCGAAAAATGCAAACTTTGCGACTGTAACGGCACTCGGCGACTCTCGCAATTCTCCGCACGTTTCAATTTCTCATATGTATAAGCACCCGAGCGGCCCGCACCAATTTGCGGCGGCAATCGCGGCGGTTGTTGCATTTTATGGAAACATTGACCCCGCACGACCTTTTCAAACCCTGGCAATTGCCGGGGAGCTTGCGCCAAGTGAAGCCGACCGTTTCACGAATGAAGAGCGTAACCTAATGCTATTCGATGGAATTTCAACAAATTCCGTTGACGCGGGCGGTTTGCTTCGACTTGAGCGCATGATTACAACTTACCAAGAAAACGCACTTGGCGCCGACGATGTAAGTTACCTCGACGTAACGACCATGCTTACGCTTTCTTTCTTGCGTTATGATTTCCGAAATTATTTCTTGCTCAAGTATCCGCGGCATAAACTTGCCGACGACGGCACGCGCTTTGGTGCAGGTCAAGCGGTTATGACTCCGAGCCTTGGAAAAGCCGAAGCGATTGCGAAATTTCGTGATTGGGAAGAGCTTGGCCTTGTGGAAAATTTCGACGACTTCAAAAATAATTTGATTGTTGAAAGAAATGGCGGCGACGTTAACCGCCTTGATTTCTTGCTACCGCCTAACCTAATCAACCAATTGATTACGACCGCGGCACAAATTGATTTTAGACTTTAATAGAAAGGGAAAAACTTTATGAGCCAAAGACGAGCCGGAATTTTATTTTTAAAGGTTAACGGGCAAATTTTCGACGCCAAAGGAAATTTTACTTACAACCTTGGAGTGCCAAAACGCGAAGCAATCGTTGGTGCCGATCAAGTGCACGGATACAAAGAAATGCCGCAAGCGGCTTTCATTGAAGGGGAGCTTACCGACTCACGAGCTCTTGACTTGGTTGCTCTTTGCAAGATTGACGACGCAACCGCAACCCTGGAATTAGCCAACGGTAAAATTGTTGTGCTTCGCAACGCATGGTATGCGGGCGACGGCAACGTGCAAACCGAAGAGGGTAACATTGTTTTGCGCCTTGAAGCGAAGAGCGGCGAAGAGGTTAAATAATGGAAACGCAAAAGTTGAAGCTCGCCGAGCCTATTAAACAAGGCTCGGTTACAATTGATGAGCTTGAGGTGCGTAAGCCAAAAGCAAAAGACCTGAGAAAATTTCCAACAAACGCAAAGACACTTGGCGAAATGCTCGATTTTGCCGCGCACCTTTGCGCGCAACCGCCCTCGGTTATTGATGAGCTTTCGATTGAGGACGCAATGAAGGTTTTCGAGGTAATTATGAGTTTTTTGCCCGATGGCCTGAAAACTGGCCCGAGCAACTAGGGCTCGTCGCTTACACTTTTCATTTTCCAAGCTACGAGCTTTGGGAAATGGACGCGGGCGAAATCAGTTTTTGGGTTGACAGGGCCGGGGAGATAGCGAAGCATGGCCGGTCAACAATTTAATATTTCGTTTGTTATCGGTGCCGTTGATAACCTTTCGTTGAAGGTAATGCAAATCAACGACAAGGTAAATAAAGCCTTTGCGCCCCTTCAAAAACTCGGCTCGGCAACAAATTTTTTGAGCTCCGAGCTCGGCTTTAATAAAATCGGAAAAGCTTTAGGCAACGTCGGCGAAAAAGGGCAAGCCGCCTTTCGTGCAATGAAAGAGGCGGGGCTTTTACTTGTCGGCGCCCTGGCAACCGTGGGGGCCGCTTTTAATTTTGTGGTGTTGGGTGCCGGGCGCACCGCCGCGGAAATTTCCGATGCCTCAAATCGCATTGGTATTTCAACCGACTCTTTTCAGGCGCTACAATTTGCGGCCACGCAAAGCGGCTTTTCGATGCAACGGCTTGAGCCGGTTTTAACAAAATTTTCGCAAGTGCTCGGGGAAGCTTCCGACGGTAATAGCGAAGCCGCGCAAATTTTTCGCGCGCTCGGTGTGAGCATTCACGACTCAAGCGGAATGCTCAAATCAATGGACGATATTTTGCCAAGCCTTGCGGATAACTTTCGGCGCATTGAAAACCCTTCGGTGCGAAACGCCGCGGCGGTAAAGCTCTTTGGAAAAGAGGGCGTAAAATTTATCAATGTTATGGCGGGCGGCTCGAAGGGGCTTGAAGAGTTTAAAGCAAAAGCGCAAAGCTTGGGGCTCGTGCTTGATAAAGATATGCTTGAAAAGGGCGCCAAGCTCGACGCCCAATGGGAAGGGGTGCAACTTACTTTCTCACGACTCCGCGACTCGATAGGCGCCGAGCTCTTTCCAGTAATGAAAGATTTGTTGACACAACTTACGGAAATTTTTATTGCTAACAAGCCCGCAATAATTGAATTTGCGAAAGCCTTTGCGAAAGATTTGCCGGGCACTTTAAAATCGCTTTCCAATATCCTTGGCGGTGTGTGGGCCGCAATGCAACCCGTGCTCGCGGTATTCAAAGCGGCGTCGGATATTTTCGGCGGCGCCAACGTGGTTTTTGCAACGCTTGCGGTAATCATTACCGGCAAATTGATTTTGGCGATTTACGCACTTGGTGCGGCTCTTGTGCAACTTGGAATTATTACAGCCGCGACGCCGATTGGTATTATTGCAATCGGCATTGGGCTTGTGATTGCGGCAATTGCGGCGCTAATTGTTTATTGGCAACCGATCAAAAACTTTTTTGTGGGGCTCTTCGATATTATTTCGCAAAGCCCTTTCGCTGTATTGCTTGGGCCGCTCGGGGCTTTCGCATTTTTGGGCCGAAAAATTTATGATAATTGGCAACCAATAAGCAATTTATTTTCGGCGATTGGCACAAGCATTGCCAACGCGGGGAGTGCGGTCGGGCGCTTTTTCGGCTTGGGTAATGCAACCGGCGGCACGGGCGCCGCCTCTTCCGCTCCCGGCATTGCCGAGCAACTTCGCACGACGGGCAACGGGGTGAGCTCAACCGAAAGCCGCGTTGTGGTTGACTTCAACAATTTACCGACGGGCACAAGAATTAAAACAGAAAAAGCGGAAACCCCGCTTGACTTAAACCTTGGGTATGGGATGGCAACGCCGTGAGTTGGAGAGATAAATATTTACAAGCAAGTTTTCGGGGCGTGCCCTTTGTTGTGGAAAGCCACGAGCTTTCGGGCGGGCGCCGCGGTACTTTGCACGAGTACGTGCA